CGCCGACGTCGATCCGCGCGCTCTCGACGTCGTACGGCTCGTCGATGACGATCTCGTTCTCGTCGACATCCAGGAGAACGGCGATCGCCGACTTGATTTCCTGAATCGTCCCGCTTGAGAGTAGCTCCCGAAGCGCGAGCTGGATTCGTATCCGGTACTTGTCGTCTGACTCCCCGGTCTGTCGGTCAACGTCGAAGATATCGCTTTGGCGATCCAGCTGAGGCCCGGTGGCTGTGGAGACGAACTTCGAGGCGAGGACGTCCTGTCGTGCCGCTTCGAGCTCCTCGAACTCCGTTGCAACCGCCGTCAGCAGCGCTGACCAGACTGGTCCATCGACAGGATACGGTGACTTCAGATTTCCTTCCAGGCGCTCGCGGGGCGTCCGATCGTCACTCGACGACATCGATCGTCACCTCCGCAGTCCCGGTCATCGCGGCCTGGTCTGCCCCGATCTCGACGTTGTCCTCGGCGAGCGCGTTCGGATCGGTCCCGATCGAGAGGTCAGCCATGACCACGCCCTGGACCTCCATCACTCGGCGGAACACCTGGTCGTAGATGACGTCCGCACCTATCTTGAGACCCGGATAGCTGATGCCATCCGACGCCTCGCCACCGAGATACCGGACGACAGCATCAGTGATACGCTGTTCCCCGTTAGCTGGGAAGGTGTCCGATGTCGTGAGCGACGCCTCGACGTACACAGTCACGCGTGTCGCGCGGTCAAAGTGCTCGACACGTTCCGTGCCGTCATCGTCTGTGGCCGTCCCGGACTCCGCTCCGAAGGACTCGACCCCGCCGGCCCGCGAGTCGAGGACGGCCTGTGCGATCGTCGTATCGTCGATGTCTGGAGCGAGGACAGTCACGTTGACCCCGTTCCCTTCGGAGCCCCGCACCTCGTCGGCTCCAACCGATCGAATCCCAGGATCGGCGTTGAACACGGAGGACCGAACCGCACGGAGTGTCGCAGCACCGCCCTCCGCGAGGCTGTTCTCGTAGCGGAGCCGGAACTCGGGATCGGTCTCTCGGTCACGCCCCGAGACGTAGTCGAGGCTTTCGTCGCCCGTCGGCTCGGGGTTCGTGACGTCATCGATACCGCCGACCAGATCCTCGAAGCGCGTGATCGTGTCCGCGGCGACGTTGGTCTCCTCGCCGAGCCACTCCTCGTCGAGCTCCGTCTGCCAGGGCTTCAGCGCCTCGATCGGCGCAGTCACCTCGGTTGCGCCCTCACTGAGGATGACGCCCTCGGTTGTTTCGAATGGAATCGGGGGGCGAATCTCCGTCCGCTGTGTCGTTACCACGATCCCCGACGAAATGGTGATATCGTCCGGCGCCGGTGACTCTCGCGAGAAGACGACCTCACCGGTTGCGGACCTCGACGGGATGCGCGTGAACCCTGCGAGCGCCAGCTGCTTGTCGAGTGCCTCGCCGCTGGCGTCCTGGAAGAACCCCGCGTAGTACACCTCCTCGAGGGCCATCCAGTGGTGCGCAAATTCCTGCGCCGCCATGTCGATCATCTGCTGCTGTGGTGAACCCTGGTTGAGTTCGATTCCTTCGCCAGCAGAGTTCTTGAATGTCCGCTCGAGGCGGTCGCGGAGGTCGTCGACGTGTGGGCGGCGTAACGATCCGTCTGGTTGAATGCCGTACTCGCTATCGGTCATGAGTGATTAGACTGATACCTCCGTGTCGAAGTCGAGACCCGTGCCGTCGACGAGCGTTACCTCGATCGCGACGCCGACGCGCCGGTTCGCATCCGGTTCCGCGATGTCGACGTCGTCAACCGTGTCGACGCGATCGTCCTGACGGAGCGTGTCTCGAATCTCCCGCTCCAGGATCGCCGGCGCAGCGCCGGCGGCCTCGAACACGCGGAGTCCGTGGTTCTCGTCGAAGGGATCCTCGCCGCGGACGGTCACGAGCGTCGTCTTCAGTTCTTGCTCGACCGCCGCTGCGCCATCGATCCAGACGAGTTCCCCGTTCTCGACGCGGAAGCTGCCGTCGTCCTCGAGCGCGAGTGTGCGTTTGTAGTCCATCGGTTACTGTTCAGTTACTGTCAGAAGTTGGTTGTCGCCGTGATCGGTGATCACCGCTGTCCCACCGGAGCCAGGGTCGGCCGTCGAGTCGTCGACGCACATCACCGGCTCGCCATCGACCGTCAGGATGTGGTCCTGGTCCGGCGTCAGGTCGTGTGTTTGGTAGTCGACGCAGTTCCCCGCCGGATCCGTCGAGTGACCGTGCGAGGGGAAGTGCATCACCGCAGTCGCGTGGTCGGCGACATCGGCACCCTCGACCGAGAGAAGTGCGTCATCTGTCGACTCGATGGTCCCCGACGCCGGCTCCG